CCTCCTAAAGGAAGTGGAGAAGGTGTCAAAGCTGGAATGTCAAAGCTCGCTGGAGCTATTGCAGCTGAAAAAGTCACTCTCGGTGAGATTGACTAATCTCTACTAAATTATACACAGGGAGCATATGCTCCCTGTGTATTGGAGTTTTATATGAGTGAATTGCGTACCCAACTTGGTGCTCTAGATCTCGACTCTCCTGAATGCCATGCCAACGTTAAGGAGTTTATCCCGTCTGGAATTCCTACCTTTGATATTATAACAGGTAGGGGTGGAATTCCAGTAGGAAGAACTATTAGTCTTGTTGGTGAACCTGGTACAGGAAAAAGTTCGCTCGTCTATTCAATCCTTTCTTCAGTTCAAAAACGTGGTGGAATTGCTGTTCTAGTAGATAGTGAGTATTCACTAGAAGTAGAGCGTGCAAAGATTGTAGGATTGGATGTTGATGAACTAATTAAATTCGAAGATATACAACTTGAGCAAATTGTTCCACTAATTGAAAATGTAATTCAAGTAGTGAGAAAAGCAAATCCTGATAGGCTTCTTTGTATTGCTGTTGATACGTGTTCTGCTTTAGCGAGTGAATCAGATCTTTCTATGGCAGAAGGAAAGTCTTCACAGCCAGGAATTCATGCCAGATACTTTAGTCAAGCGTTTCGAAAACTTACCGGACTTATCGCAAAAAGTAGAGTAGCGCTAATTCTTGTACACCAACCACGTACAAAGATTATGACTATGGGATATGGTAGTCCTTTGACTTGGATAGCGAAGAATCCCACCACCTTTTCTTCTGCTATGATCTTTCAGCTTGCTAGATTCCGTTATGTTAAGCAAGGGCAAGATCCAATCGGAATTGAAGTTAAAGCTAAGAATATTCGCAATAAGTTAGCTCCACCTTTAAAGACTTGTAACTTTATTGTCCGTTGGGATTCAGGAGTAGATGGTATTACTCCTATGCTTGACATTTTAGTTATGTCAGGTAAAGCAAAGAAAAAAGGTGGATGGTATACTTTAGAGGATGGCGAGAAAGTTCAAGCAAATACTTTTCGGGATTACTATCGCGAGCATTCTGATCAAGTTGATGAATGGGTAAGGGAAGCTATGGAAACACTTACCGATTCTGAGATGGAAGAAGGCGATGAGCCTGAGGTTGAATAATGTCGAAGCAAGATGTCGAGCAGCATCGTCAAGCATTTGAATTTTATACTCAAGGATTATCTCTCGAGGAGATTGCCGGAAAACTAAGTGTCAGTCCCAATACTTTAAAGTATTGGAAGTCAAACCATTGTAAATGTACTTGTGGATATCATGCATGGGTTGATTTTAAGCGCAAGCTTCAAATACAAGTTCCTCAAGTTGTTTCGACTGCTGTAGTTGAAGCATTGCAACCAAGGTACACAGCACACCAGTTAATTGGTTTACTTGAATCTATATGCTCCGATGCGCTCGACAATCAAAAGTTAAAACCTCAAACGTGGAAAGAATTGCTTGAAACATTTAAGTTAATCCTAGAGCTAAGACGTGCCTATGGAACTGAAGAGACTTCTGAAAGTTCTTTTGATATCTTTAGAGTTAAAGGAAAACTTGATGTTCATAAATTCGTAAATGATTTTATGCAAGTTGCTGAAAATCAAGGATCTGAAGAAGCATCAGTTGTTGCTGCATTGATTGAAGACACTTTAGGTAATAAGGGGCATTAATAATGGAAGTGAAGTGGCTTTTAGGTATTGCGTTTACTGGGTCTGAAGGTAGCGGAAAAACGACTTTAATTAACGCCCTTGCAGATATTTTACAAGTTCCTAAGACAGTTAACTTCGTGCGAAGTGCTATGAAAGATATGGGTTTGGAAAAGCCTCCAGCATTTGGTACAGATAAGGAACTTACGAAAGCATTTCAACACTGGCTCTTGAACAAGCGAGCTGTTCATGAGAAATTTTTACTTAGTCCTTTCTTGGCAGATCGTTCGTCAATTGATATGTTTGCTTACACTTTAAGTCATCTTGCGAGAGAAGATGATATGCAAGACTTTCTAAATCAGTATTGTCAGGCATGCGTTGAGTATGCTAAGTCTATGTATGAATTTCACTTCTTCATCCCCTCAGGGCGAATTCCTCTTATTGATGATGGTTTGAGAAATGCCCAACAGTTTAATGCTCGTTTAATGCATTACATTATGTTGGGAATGTTACAGGATCAAGCGATCCCGTTTCATACAATTCAATCCATTTCATTAGATGATAGGATTGAAGAGGTGTTACGAGTGATGAGGGATAATGGCTTTATCGGATAATAAGTTTAAACTAAGCAAGTTAGATAAAAATGAACTTAAAGTACTTCGCACTGCTGCTGAAGAACGTTTCGATTTCTTTAATGCAGTATTCCTTGATACTATTCTTCAACCGTTTCATCAGAGATGGTTTGAATTTCAAATGTCAAATCCACGGACCTTAGTTCTTGGTCCTCGTGGTTCTTGGAAATGTGTTGGCGCTGATACTTTAATTCCTACAAGAGATGGACTTCAATACATTAAAGAAGTTCTTCCATACTCTGATGTAACCCTTCCTTTCTCTACTTCTACAGATTTTATTCTCGGTTCTTGTCTCGGCGAAGCTAAAGCCACTCAATTATTTTCTAATGGTTTAGATACTATTCTTGAGATTGAAACGGAAGATGGTTTCATCCTGAAGAGTACTCCTGAGCATCGTTGGCTTGTTTGGGATGGTTACCATTTAAAGTTTCGTGAAGCTAGATATTTGACACCTCACGAACGATTTGTATTTCGTTGCAACTGGCGTTGCTTCACTGAGCAAGATTCAAATCCTTTCAATGTAGCTCCTGAACTGTGGTTCTCGGCTTTAAGTTTCTTTTATGCTACGTATCCTAATGGATGGCATAATATCTGGAGAGCTACGAGTTTACGCAAAAAGATTGGGACTCCTCTATGGAGACACTTTAATCATAAGGAATGGAAATCATTACCTCCTGAGTTTGAAAAATATTTACAAGATAATGGGTTCAATAATGAAAGTCCATTGCTTCCTAAACCTTTAAGAGCTTGTACTTTTGCTGCATCTAGAACGATCGCGAAATCCTTCTGGAGATATAATAGATATATTAAATTCACTGAGGCACAAGCGATTGAAGTCCAGAAGTGGTTTTTAAACCTAGGATTTCCTTTGCATCGTTCTGGTGCAACTCTTCTCCAAAAAAGTCCCGCACTCCGAAAGTATTTTTGGAGAATGCTGAATGGCCATTCTGATACATGTGATTATACTGAAGACCAACTCGCTGAGCTAGCCGGAATGCTTGCAGTTGAGATTCAGCGTGATCCTTTTGTTTTGCCAATCCTAAAGTTTAAACTAGAGAAGGAATGCAAATTAGATTTTAAAAAGAATCCAACTCGTGCTCGCCAGTTTGTGGAGGAGAATATTTCAATAGTTCCAGGTATAAAGAACTTTTCGTTTTTATTTAAATTTCCACATTTCTTACAACGTATTAAGAAGATTACAAAGTCACATGGTCTAACAGTTGATTTAACTACCTCTGAGGGTAATTATCTTGCTAATGGTGCTGTGTGTCATAACTCAACAATCCTTGGTCAGCATTATGCAATTTGGAGAGCATTGAGAGATCCTAATATTCGTATTGGACTGATCTCGAAATCATCGCTTTTGTCGTCCAGTTTCTTAAGTAAAATTAAGAGTATGCTTGAAACTAATGCAAAGATGCAAATGGTTTGGCCAGATCTTATTCAACCAATGAAGGCTCAGAAGTGGAACAATGCAGAAGTGTCTATGATTAGATCAATGCCATTAGCCGAGGCGACCTTCACTGCTTTAGGTGTTGGATCGACTTTGGCTGGTAAACACTTTGATATTTTAATCTTTGATGATATTGTTGACGTTGAGTCAAGAGATTCTGCTGCGCTGCGCCGCAAAATATGGGACTGGTTTAGATTTGTTGCTATGCCTACTTTGAGTGTTTCTCATGAAACGGAGGCTCACGTAATTGGTACTGCATACCATCGTGAAGATTTGTATCACAGAATTCTATTAATGGAAGCGGATCAAGGTGGTTGGAAGTCAATGGTCCAAGCTGCTATTCAAGATGATGGTACTTCATTTTGGGAAGATCAGTTCCCGCTTGATAAATTACAGCAGATTGAATCGATGTATGGTCCTGACGTCTTTAGACTTCAATATCAAAATGATATTGACTTTTCAAGTGGTAGTGGTTTGATTGAAGCAGATGACTTTGAAATGAGTTACTACGAACCGCATGAAGCTATTCCTGAGAATCTTGATATCGTTATGGGCGTTGATCTTGCAGCCCCTGGAACTGATAAGACGGAAAAGCATAGCATGTTTGCAATTGCGGTCATTGGTCAAGAGCGTGGAACGAGTAGAACATTTCTTTTAGACTTCATTCAAAGAAGAAACTTACGGCTCGCTGATCAGAAAGACTTAGTTACTAGTATGTATCTTCGCTATCCTCATATGCATTCAATTCAAATTGAGGCCTACGCTGTTCAAACTTACTTTCATGAGTACCTCACTGAGAGTGAAACGGTGCTACCAGTTGTCAAAGTACATACTAGCGGTTCGAAAGAATCTCGATTTGAATTTCTTACTCACTTGATTAAATCGCAGAAGTTGTTGATCCGTCGTGAGTATCATAATGAGTTTATTAATGAGATGGTGAGTTTCCCTAACACTTCCGCTGATCTTATTGATGCGGTTTATATTGCAGTCAAAGGTTTGATCCGGGAACCTAATATCCGCTTCGTATCATTGTGGTAAGTATCTGGACAAAATAACTACAGCAGGTCGGCTTGTAAGGAGTTCTACTATGAAAAATTCAAAAGGCTATGACGTCTTTAATCCTAACAATGGCGAAGAATATTCGCCAGCTACTGAAGGGAAAGTACCCAGTGAATTTTTAGGTCAAAAAGTTCCTGAGGGAAAGTATGGTCCAACTGTTACTACGGGTGGATCTCCTGGGTCGCCTAATAAGCCTGGGGAAATTAGTATTGGTGGTAAGCCCGGTAGTTTAAATAAACCCGGCGGTGAAGTTAATATTGGTGGAAATAAGTAATTAAATTTGGGGAGGAGTTCTCAATGAAAGAAATTTCTAAAGCGGGAAAGCCGGGCGGAACAGTTGCATTTCCTGGAGATAAAGGAACAGCTGGAAAACCGGGAGGAGTCGTAACGACTCCAGGCTCTAAGGGAACTGCGGGAAAAGTAGGTGGAACTTTATCTTGGCAGCCTGGTGGTGGCGGTGGAGCTAAACCTGAAAAGAATGGTTAATGAGTTTAAAGGAGTTAGAGGGATCTAACTCCTTTAAACTGGACCCATTTGTTACAGTTTCGACAAATTAAAAACTGAACTTGAATTCAGTGATTCCGATTTAATGAGGTTTACGTGTCCTTACTAGCCGACGTTTGCAAGGCATTACAACCAGTTAACAAGAAAATCATACTATCTCCTGGTACGTCAATGACTCCAGGTGATCAGGCGTCGCGCTCCCTTTACTATGAGTATACTGAGCCCCCTGTTGATTTTAATGCACTGCTCAATATTTATACTCAAAACCCTTGGGTATATGCAGCGGTATATTTAATTTCAAGTACTGCTGCTTCTGTTCCTTTCTCTCTCTATACTCGTAAAGCACGTCATCCACTAGACGAAGGTCATTGGTTGTGGGATATTGTTAAACAAGCTAACCCCTGGATGACATTTACAGATCTATTAGAGTATACGTTTTTGAGTTTAGAATTAATTGGTAATGCATTTTGGGAAGTAGTTCGTAACGAGAATGGTTATATTCGAGAAATTTATTTTCTAGATCCTGCCCGCATGAGAATCATTCCTGATGCCGTAAAATATATTAAAGGATATCAATATGACATTGGCGGTGAGCAAAAGATTTTATTTAACTCTGATGAGATCATTCATTTCAAATACGCCAACCCCGCTAATGAATATTGGGGACTTGGATGTTTACAACCTATTTGGCAACAGTTAATGCTTGACTATCAAGCGAATGAATACAATGCTCGCTTCTTTGCAAATGATGCTACTCCTGGTGGTGTTATTACCACTCCTCGAATTTTAACTGATACTGTTTATAATCGTTTAGTCGGTAAATGGGAAGATAGGCATAGAGGTGCAAAGAGAGCCTTTAGTGTCGCTATCTTAGAAGATGGAATGGATTTCAAGCCTATTGCCGTTACCCC